GACGGGAACCGGTCCGGCGACGGGGGGAGCCCCGCCTTGACCTGGCAGGCTGCGGTATTCGGGCCCACTGCCGAAGGCGCTTTGCGCAAACTCCAGAGGAGCAAATACGAGATCCTTGAGAGACATGAGTCCTCCGAAAAAAGCGGGCGATCGTATCGGCCCTGGGTTCCCTCTGCCAAGCCGGCAAAGGAGAGTCGTTCTTAAAGCGACAGTTGGAGCAAACGAATCCGGTGTTCGGCCGCAAGCCATGGGGCCGAACGGGTACGCTTGAATGAGTCAAATTCCGCCTTCGCCGTGCGAAGCCCGACCTCGGTGTCGGGGTAAGCGGGGTTGCCGAGCACGGACACCTCGAAGAGTTGGCAGGCTTTGATTTTCCGAAGGGCCTTGCCGCCCGGAAGGTCGCTCCAATCGGCGCCGTTCTCGTAACAACGGAAGCTGAATGAACAGCCGCGGATGTATCGCTCGGCAATCTGCTCGCGCACCGAGATGGCGTAGTACGAAGCAAGCGGCGTCTTCGCTTCGAAGTAAAGCCCCTTGGAGTCCTCCCGGAGCAGGAGCGTTTTATTGGACAACTGAGATCCCAGAACGTACCGGGAAATGTGGTCCCAAAGGCACTGCTTTTCCCAGGGATCGGCAAGCGTTTGGGTGAAGCATCCGGGCATCAACTCTTCGAAGAATCCACCTAAGTCACGCGATCGCTTGCCGAACACGGCGGCATAACCGAAGATCGTGCGCCCGTCCGATTGGAGCGCCGGCACCGCAGCAGGATCGTCGTAGGTGGGAGACGCACCGCCGCCAGCCGTGCCGGCGGAACGCAGCTCGCGGGGCGGCAGGTTTGCGAGCGTCATGGGTTAAGCCGCCTTTGCTGGTGAGGTAGGGGTTGGCGCGGGCGCCTGGCTGCCGGGCTTGACATCCTTGAAGATCGCGTTGATCTGCGGTTCGGAAAGCAACGGGAACGCGGCTTTCAAGATGGCCACGCCAGCGGTGAGCGGGAGCATTCCCTGAACAACCTGGACAACCACAAGAACAAGCTTGTCGATCTGGGCACCGTTCAAACCGGTGGCCGCGACATCGGGCGTGCCGCCGGTGGCAACCGCGTCGATCGGCGTTTCGCCTGGGGCGGCATCGGGGTCGAGATTGACCAGCGCCGCGGAGCTGGCTGGCGCGGATCCGGGGTTGACGTCGACACCCATGGCAACCATGTTCATCGGGCGCATTGGCTTGTCGCCGCCGGGCAGACCCTTGCGCAGCTTGGTGTGACGCCACTCGGTCGAGGTGAGTACGCCCCAGTTGGCTTCGAGAGCGCAGACCCGGGCATAGGTGAGCGAATCAGCCTTGAGCAAAGGATCGAGGTCGGCAGCCACGAAATAGCGCGATCGCTCTTCGCGGGTCATCATCTTGCACTGGATCTGCTCGACGACCTGGTCGAGGATGGGCCCGATTGACACCGACAGAAGGCGCATACCCTCCTGCTCGGCGGTCGAGTAAGAAGAGCCGGCCACCATCAGGAACGACAGGGGCACGCCGGTGATCCGGCCGATTTCCGCAATGCCGGCCTCGCGACTGGCAACAAGCTGGGCCTTGTCCGGATCGGCATTGATCTGATTGAAGGTAGCCCCTTCTTCGCCCACCAGGACGCCGAACGAATCGTCCCCGTCGAGCCCGCGGAACTTGCGAATGGAAGCCTGAACATTCTCGCGGGCGGGATCGTCGAGCGGCCCGGGATGGCTCATGAAGCCGGCGGCCGTGAACCCCTTTTCGAAGTAGTCGCAGGCGTATTCCTCGGTGGAAATGATCAGGTCGAACGATCGCTGGTGCAGCTTGATCGGGTCGAGCCCCTTGCGACCGTCGAAGGTATCGCCCATGAGGTGGATGACATCGCGGGCCCAAAGCGTCTTGGGGTCCTTCCCCGGTTCCTTGTAGATGTAAACCGGCTCACCAGTGACCACATCGTTGCCAGCTTCAACCCATTCGGGAAACATGATTGTCGCGTTGAACGACCCATCGGCCAGCCGGGCGATCGAGGCATAGGCGTTATTGCGCAGCTTGTAGTGCGTGATCATCGTCGACCAGAACTGATGCCGGTCCAGGTCGATCGAGGGTTGCATCAGAAACTGGGCGACCGGGTGCCACTTCGCTTCTTCCGGCCCGGCCGCCGTACCGACATAGAACTTGATCAGGCACTGGGCGAAGCCACGGGAAAGCACCCGGAGGGCCTGGGAATAAGCCGGGATGGAGAGAACATCCAGCGGCGTGATATAGCGGCGCGGCTTGCGCGATCCCGAGCCCTTGCGCGGAGGCATGCCGAAGACGCGGCGCCAGTCGACCGAGTTGTCGGAAGACATGAACGACATCGAGCGCTTGACTGCGCCGCCCACCCAGCCGGCAACGGTCTTGCCCGCGCCGTAGAAAGCGGAGAGGGGAGCGGAAACAGCGCGAGAAAAACGAGTCTGGCCCATGCCAGGGGAGAGACGACTTGAGGTGCGAGCGTGTTATCCCATGATCATGCCGCGGCTGGAATAGACGGATTTCTTGGGGCCGTGCTTGCTTTTTTCTGCCAGTGCGACGGCCATCATGGTGGCGATCAATGGATCGATCTTGCCCGTGCTGTGGCGCTTGCTTGGCTTCATGCCGCCGGCGGCGCCCTTTTCCATGCGCACGTTTTCCAGTGCCCACGCCAAAACGGGATTGCCGTAATGCTTCAACCTTTTCGAATACACTACCGCTTCGAAATCCTTCACCGCCGGCGAGATGGATTTCTCCCCCTGCCTGAAGTCGATGATCTTGAACCCGCATTTGGTCAGGGTCTGCGCTGGCGATTCGAGGCCCCACGGGTCGAACGCGCACCCTTGGAGCCGGTACTTGGTTTTGATTTCCAAGAGGTCGGCAAGCAATAGATCGTAATCGATCACCGGCCCGGGGTGGACCGTGAGCCAACCGAGATCGCGCCACATGCGAAACCGATCCCGATTAGCCGTCTCGCGGACTTCGAAAGCTTCCTCCGGAACCCACGCATAAACGTCCGTGTGAATTTTCTTTTCGTAGGGGATCGCCGCGGCAAAACTGGTAAGGTCGAGGTGGCTCGATAGATCCATTCCACCGTAGGCGATCAGCCCCTTTCCCGCGAGAGGTCGAGTTACGCGCATAGCGCAAACACCTCCTGCGAGATCCACTTGGTGGCCGGGTTGGCCCATTGGTTCAGATGAAGCTGGCGGTAGCTCGCTTCGTTTGCGGGATTGAGGCGGGCCTTGGCGATGAGTGACAGCCAAGCCTTTTGCCGAATCGCCTTACCGTAGGAGGGGTTGACCGATGCAAAACCTTCCTCGGAATCCCAGTCGTACTTCGCCTCATCGAAGCTGTAGATCTTGCCGTAAAAGGTCGGGTCCGCATCGGGGTTGAGCATCGCTCTTTCCGCGCGTTCGTGCAGTTCCCAGCAAAGGCTGGTCTTGTCGTGGCCCGCGGTCGTGATCGCAAACACCAAGCCCTGATCGCGAGCCATGATGCCAGGGGTAACCGTGTCCCACAATTCCCGATTGGGTTGCGCGTGGACTTCGTCGAAGATGACGCCGCTGTAGGACGGGCCATGCTTCGTGAACGCTTCGGCACTGATAACCTCGTAGACGCCACCGTGCGGCCCGACGATCTTGTCCCGGTAGACGGTGCACAAGTCGCGGAGGTAGGGCGACCGCTCGACCATCTTGGCCGCAGCGCCGAACACGTTCTTGGCTTGCGGCTTGTCAGCGGCGCAGGAGACCACGTGGGCGTCGACCTCGCCGTCAGCGACCAGGAGCTTCAGCGCGATCGCGGCCCCGATTAGGGACTTGCCGTTTTTTTTGGGGATCTCAATGTAGGCGGTCTGGAAACGGCGCAAGCCATCGCGGTCGAGGGTCCCGAAAATCGGGTAGAAGATATCCTCGCACTGCCAGAGGTAGGGGTTGAACCGCAGGACTTCGCCGGTCCAAAGGACGCTGTCCTGCGCTGCCTCCCACCCGGCCTTGCCGTAAAGCCGCGGACCGTTAACCAGTCTGGGCTTTGGCACCGCGGGGCTCCATCATTTTCAGGACTTTGAACCGGCGCTTCTCGGCTGCGGTCTGCCGAGCTGGTTTGCCTCCGCCTGGGGTGGTTCCCCCTGAGGGCTTTTCGCCGTGGGCCACCCGTGCGGAAGATCGGGAGCGCGAGGTGCAGAGCAGTTGCGAGAGGGATGACTGGATGGCGCCCTCAAGGGACAGGAGCGCCTTGTAGGCTGGGTGCAGGTACTCGGCGCCGTTCTCGCCAGCATGCTCCATGACGCTGTCGCCCAGGTCCGCGATGATCTTCGCGAGGCGATCGGCCCTGACGATTTGCCGGGCCACGAGGATGAGGAGTTCGGTTTCGCAAACAGAGAACTTCGGCGCCTGGCTGGCGAGGTCCCAGACCCACGAGTAGGCCGCGCGCTCCGCATCGGATGTCAGACGCGAAGGGGGGTCCCGTGGCGGCAACGGGGCGGGAGGTTCCGGTTTTGCCTTCGGTCCAGATTTCGGCCGAGGATCGCCCGCTTTTGTGAGTTTTCCCGCCAAAGCGCCCATCCTTCCCGGACGCCTAACCTGGCGCTCCGGTAGGAATTAGCCCAAAAACGACCCCCACCGTGCGACTGACACCCCCCCCTATCCGAAACTGACATGCATTCGTGTGTCGGGATAACACATGCGGTCAAATCGAAAACCCCGTATCTTTTTGGACCCCCCTATTAGGGGCGTCTATATGGCGCAGGATGAGAGCTGGCTGGGGCGAGGTCATCGACCAGCAGGGCGCGTGCGGCTGCTCCGACCACCGACTTGCCTGACATGGCTATGCTTCTCGGAATGTGGACGTGGGTTGGCTGGCGGCCGCGACGGCGGCGGATGTCCTCGCCGGTCTTGATGCTGTGGCAGGAGTGGCAGAGGCTTTGGCGGTTGGCTGGGTCGAGGCGGGCGCCGCCGTCTTCAATCGGGAGGATGTGGTCGCTGTGCTTGGCTGGCTTGCCGCATCGGGCGCAAAGGGGATGCTTGATCAGGAGGGACTTGGATAGGCGTTGGTGCCAGATGTCGTAGCCTCGCTCTGCTGTCTTGCGGCGGGGCTTACTACCAGTCGGCGAATAACTGGGATTGGGTTGTCCCTGGCTTGGGCGGTAGTCGAATTTCGGTCTGCGCTTCGGCATCTATTAAGCCCAGTGATTTTTGAATAGCAGCCTTTACGGCGTCGTATTCCGTGCGGGCCTGGTGGAACGAGATGCCAAACCTCTTTGCGATCCGCCGAATCCCGAGGCCTTCCTTCATAGCCCCAGCGGTACGGGCCAAGGGGCCTTCAAGACGGCCAAGGGCGAACTTTATGAGGCGCAATCGTTGGGCGTACTCATCGTCGCTGTCTGAGGAGAAATCGACCCAGGATAGATCCTCAACCTTGACTTCCAGTTCCCCGACCGTCGACGCGTGCGCGCGTTCTTCCGGAACGGCGGAAAAGTCGACTGATCGGTCGAGGTATCGACCGGCGCGGCGAAGTGCCCGGCAAACCGCTCCGTGGATCCAAGATCGACAGTAGGCCCTGAACTGCTCGATGTCCTGGGTGTGCCGCCGGGCTGCCTGGACGACTTGCCAAAAGGCATCACTTTCAGCTTCGTCCGTGATGGGCCAGCCACGACGACGTAAGGACAGAAGGTAGTCCTGGACAAACGGAACGACCGACTCGACCAGGCCTGCCTGGTAGGGCGTCAGCGGGCCAGTTCGCTCGCCAGGTACCGCAGGTCGTCCGCCAATGCTCCCCATCGCTTCGCTGTCGACTCCCGATGGCAAACCCGGGCTAAGTGCCGGTTCTTCTCCGCTCGCTCCGCCAATTGGCTGAGGCTGATTGACATGATCTGCGCTTCCGTGTCGCAGTGGTCCGGGGGAGCTGGCAGGGTTGCCGTGGCCATCGTTGATTCCTTCGATTGGGTCATTCATGGCAGACCGCCTCGCTTTCCGGCGTGTGTTGTTTGGGCTCATCGGGGTTGGATTGCTGGTCTGTTTTCGGCGCTGCCAGTTCGGGGTAGACCATGGCAAATCGTTCGGTGATTCGGACGGTCGCCAGGGCCGCTTCGATGCGGTTGTCACACAGCCACCAATGCACCCACGGGTAGCGAATTTGCCAACTCAAAACGGTTCTGACTGCATCCGATCCTTTGAACTTGCGGTGGCGCGGATGGCCCGCCGAAATGCGATGTAGTGGAGCCTCAATTACGAAGGCAAAAAACTTCATTTCGCGAGCGCGTTCGATCTCATCAAGCAAGCGGTCACGCCCGAATGTGATCGACCCGAAGAAATCATCGAAAGACTTGCGCTCAACAGCGCAGATCGATTCGTACCCAACGATCGAGTAATCGCCTGTTTTGAGGCCCGACCTTACGATTCTATCTTTTCCTATCTCTTGTCCGTTCCAGTCTGTCATTTGCCAGATCGGAAAGGGTGTCTGCTCACGTGTGTCAATCACGAACACCGGCGGAGGTGGCTTTGGTTTGGCGGCGCGGGGGCTCATTGTTGGCCCTCTGGCGCGAGATCTCGACCATCAACGCGCCCTTGGCCGCCAAAAGTCGACTTCGGAGCCCGCAGGGCCCCTCTTGCGCGAGCAATGGCCGAACGGCGGGCCTGGTCCCAGGAGTCAAAGAAGGCCAGCGCGTAGAGGTCGGCTTCGTCGAGCGGGGTGACCTCGGGATCCGCGTACCCGGTCCGGCGGACGCCGTAGCGGACGGTTCGGTCTGGTCCCGAGGCCAAATCGGGGTCAATTGGCTTAGCTATTTTCTCGCTCATCCCCAAACCTCCACTTTTCGGGCGGCAGGTGCGGACTTCGCTGACTTCGCTGACTTCGTTTCCCCTTCCCGTATGTGAAAAACACAATTTACTTTTTTTTGTTTTGTGTTTTCCTCTATATAGATGGGGTGAAACGAAGTCCGCGAAGTCCGCAATTTGATGCAATCCGTTGAGAAATAAGATCTTAAATGTGCGGACTTCGGTGCGGACTTCGCGGACTTCGTGGGCTTTTTGCGGACTTCGTTCATTGGTCTCCCCCGATTGGCGATTTTGATAGAGAAAATAGCGTGAATCCATCGCGGTCCGTTCCGGCGGTTATTTTGTAAATAAATCCATTTGCTAGAATTAGCTTGTTTTTGTTTTTGCCTATTACTTGCCCGACGCCTCTTGTGGTCAATTCCTTGCCCCTTAAGCCGCAAGAAGAAAACAGGCTCAATAGATCCTCCCTTGTCTCATGCTCGCCTATCTTCATAATGTTGTCTTTTATGAGACTTGCTTTCCGGCCGTCTTGGCTCAGTATTCCTTCCCGATCCAAAGCAGTAACAAGACCAGCCAATCCGCCAGCGCTTTCCGTGTTCCTTATTTCATCTGCCATTTTGGCCAGAGGATCGATGCCGGTTCCGAACAGGACGGCACCAGCGCAGTATTTCGCGTAGTCGTAAAATCCGCCCAGCGTTTTTCCAAGAACTTCCGCGCCTCCTTTGTTGAGGTGGACCAAGTAAGCCCGCAAAGCATTGAGCGCGAAAACCAAGCACTTTTCTCGATTCTCTTTTTGCGAGAACCATCGGGTTAGATCTCCTTGCCCCGCGAAGCTGGTGCGTGGGTCTCGGGTGGCCGGGTCCGGGGTGCGGGTCTCAATTCGGATCGTGACGCACCGGCGGCCGAAATCTTCGTTCGGCGATACGTTGTTTCCGCACCCGAAAAACGCCATCCTCGCCTTGCCACCGACCGACCGGCCGGAGTTCTGCCGCATCTCCCGGGCAACGATGCCCGCGCCTTGGCCGCCAATGACCTTGTCGAGCTCCTTGCTCGCGAGTTGGGTGCCCTGCGCGATGTCATCGAAGTAAAACACCGCCGCGCCCGACTCGACAGCGTTGATGATTTCTTTGCCAAGGATCTCATCGCGGGTATCAGCCCGCTCCGGCCATGTCTGGGAGCTCATGACGCCGCCGTAGGCAATCCGATGGGCAGCCGAAGCCAGGATGCCCTTGCCGCAACCTGGTGAGTTGCCGCTGATCAGGTGGAAGGGAATCTTCTCCAGTGAGGGCCGGAGGATGAGCGCAAACAGGAACGAAAGGAACTTGGCCCAATCGTCTTCCCCCGCCCATTCGATGTAAGGGAACCCTTCTTTCCGCAGCGCTTCGAGTTGGTCAAAGGCGAACTCTTGTGGGTCCGCGCCCGGATCCGTGAGGCGATCGGCCAGCCCAGCAACCTCACCTTCCATCCACCAGCCAAGCCCCCCGATGCGTTGGTAGCCGTCTTGGTTGATCAGGTTGCCTGCCAGGTCGAGCGTTGGGCCTTGTGTGATGCCGAAGATGCTTCGCGGCACGGGACCGTCGTCCTTGCCCACGGAGACGAGAACCTTGCTGGCCACGAAGATCGGGCAGCTTGCGGCCGTCGACCCGTTCTTGGTTTGTTTGAGCCAGGTCAAGGATCGGTCGAGGTGAACCGCGAGGCGGTTGTTGCAGACGGCCTGGAAGGCGCGCTTCGCCGTGACTTCCTTCTTGGCCTTTTCGTCGAAGGCGAAGTCGATCCCCGCGAGAACCACCAACTTGCCCTCGCGGATGAACAGGCCAGGATCCGCAGCCACGGCATCGATCGCCGTACGCTGAATCGAAACCGGATCCCAATCGAGGTAGACCGTGGTGCGGTTGGCCGGCGCCAGCCCATCGGGTGGCGAATTGTCAGGGAGGCCCGCCGCGGTCATGCGGTGGTTCTTGGCCAGTTCGTCGCGGAAGGCCTGCGCCTTATCACCGGCCAGGAATTCGACCGGGACGCCAGCCATCAGCGCATCGTCGAGGCCCTTGTGTGCCTTATCCCAGACGCCCACTTCGACGCCGACGCCACGCGATTCGAGCTCTGCCCAAAGAGACAGGAAGCCGCGGGCCACGTCCTTGTTGTTAAGAAGGTCGCTGTCGTAAGCGATCCGGACTAGCACGACCTCAAGGGCTTCGAGGTCCTCGATCAGGCCAGCGATCCGCCAGGATGCCGCGCCGGGAACGGAGACGACGCCCATACCCGGCAGCCGCGCCGCGATCGTGTCTGCTTTGCGCTCCCCTTCGGTGATGACAACCGCTTCGAGTGCCTTCGGAATTCGTGCCCAGTGCGCAGTTGGCCGGGTCGATGGTCCGTTCGTCTTGTCGTGGTTCTTCCCGCCGCTGAGATAGATCCACTTGTTTTTCGTGATGTTGGGGCTTGGGTTGCGGATCCGCAGGCAGACTGGGTCCCCTTTGCGATTCCGGATGGGAACGACAACCGCGGGCTTAGTGAATCCCTGATGCGCGAAGTCAATGCGACCCGGCTCAGATTCGACGAACCCGGGCACGGTGAGGAGCTCAGGCCCGAACCTCTCGACCAAGGCCGCAATAATGGGAGCGCGGCCGCGGGCGCTGGGGAAGGCGCCGTAGCCCAGTGCATCGGGGTCAATGCCTCGACGGGCGCAGTCTTCCCGGCAAGCCTGGTCGGCCGGCGACAGTTCGAGGAATCGCTTATAGACCGGGATCGGATCGATCGCCGGAACGGCAGGCGGCGACTCTTCCCTTGGAGCAATCCTGAGATTCGAACCCCGATGGGCTGGCGCCGTCTCCGGTCGCAGTCGGTGGGTCCAGGTCGGAAATGGCTCCTCGGTGTATTGGAAGGCCTTGGTGCCGTTGAAATGTTCGCTGCGCGCGCATCGGGCGACATCGCCGTTTTTGCTGACCGCGCACTTGTCGATGCCTTCACAAACAGGGCACGGGTTGCCCCGGCTTACTCGATTCCAATTGCCATCAGCCACGCCTCTCCGCCCTTCCTGGGATTGTTTCGAACCGAATCAAAATTTTGCGGGTCATGCGGGATCAGGTGTCCCAAGCATCTTTCCGATTTTGTGAATGAATGGTCGAAACTTCTCTAAATGGACGAATTCTCCAAGCCGACATGTAGTCATTGGATTTCCGGTATCAATGAGATTGCAGAGCGTAAGCGCATTATCAGCGGTAAATATATCGCCGGTGTTTTCTGGTTCGTCAAAGCCTTCCTGATAGAAATGATCAAGCTCCGCAGCGGCGCCCCAATCGGTAAAGAAATGGTCAAGGATCTTGCCACACTCCTCGCAATGCTGCTGTGAATCGAATTGCTCGTTCGCCGGGTCATTTGCGAACCAGCCAGATTCAGAAAACGCAGACGCTGAGCATTCCATGCAAAGCGCCCCGTCATCGGCGTCCTGTGTCAGGTAGACCCAAGAGACCTTCTGCTGGTTGGCAATTGCTCGAAGAGCCTTGACGGTCGCTCCCACGTATTCGGTCCATTGTGCTTCAGTCATGTTTAATCCAGGAGTTTTCATTTCCCGTTCCCTTTAGTGCTTAGGCAAGCTGTTCCACAGCGCGATCAAATCTTCCTTTGTGATCTTCGTGGCGGGTTGCCACCTTCCGTAGACCACGCCTTCGGGTTTTGTCGATCCGCCGCCGTAAAGCAGTTCGTGAACAGCCTTGCGCTCTTCCCATTCAATCTCGATCCTGGTGGCTTCAAGGCGGCGCGCGATTTCCTCGTCGAAAAAGAGTTCGATTTCTTGGTGCGGAATGTTCTCCTCAAAGAGCATTCGCTCAGCAAAAGCGCGAATTCTGGAAGGTCGCTGATCCTCGCTCACTTACGACTCTCCTTTTACAGTAACAACCATGGTTTGTTCGTCCTTATGTCGTGATCTATTCCGCATGCTTTTGAACACACATTTGATTTCTTGCCATCAAGCATGCCTTCAAAAGGGTATTGGCAGCCAAGACACCGAACCCATTCAATCCGCGAGAGCTCGACAAACCGCTTTAGTGGCATGTCTTTCCGGCACACGGCTTCGGCCAGGTTGAAGCAGCGATCACACCCGATGTACAAGCGGTAGTCGCCGAATGAACCAATGCGAAGCACCTTGCCCCGGTGGACCTTGACGCCGCGCTGCACTGGCATGGGACCAGCGCAGAGCAGGCAGGTGTCGGAAGCACGCCTTCAGAACGGCAGGCCCGGATCGTGATGAGGTGGTTCACCGGGTCGCGGCAAGGGCGGCGCCGGGTGTTGGCTTTGCCGAGCAGGCCCGCGCATTCCTTGCCAGGTGTCCCGTGGCGGTGGACCATCGGGGCCGAAGATCACTGAAGACATGTCGCACCAGAATCCGTCCTTGCCATCCCTTGATGGTCGATGCGAGGTGAAGCCCAGGAAGGCCCGGTCGATCTTGGTGCCAGGATTGTTGCGGTCGTCGAAGGTCGCGAGTTTGAGCAAGCAATAGAGGCCAAACTCGCCGCGCCGGCTCATGTAACCAACCAGCGTACGCTTGCAATCCGGGCAGGCCTTGCCGACCTGGTCTTTCAAGCCTTGCGTATAACTATTCTGCCGGACGCCGTTGTACATTTGTTGTCGCGGCGACGGATGATAACCTTTGTCTCTGCTATAATAGCCAGCCATTGAAAAACCCTTCTTAAAGTAGAGAGATTGTAAAGTTAGGCGTTGACCATCACGCCCATGGATTGCTGCCAGGCGACCGCTTCGTCGAGCGATGCGAACCGCTTTGATTTGACCGCGCAGGCAATCTTGGCCAGCGCGCGATAGGGCTTGGCCTTGTTGATCTCCGGCATGAAGTGGATGTCCTTCTTGCCGGTTTTCCCATAGGGTGCGCGATTAGACTGGTTCTGGGAGAACGTCGTTTCGCGAAGATTCGTCACCCGATTGTTGGACCGGTCTCGATCTCTGTGGTCGATGTCGACCCCATCGGGGATTGATTGGCCAGTGTGCAAAATCCAGACCAGGCGATGCGCATAGAAATGCCGGCCCATCAGATCCACGCGCCAGTATGAGTCATCTCTTTTTGAGCCAGCGGGCTTGCCGTGCAGCTTCCGGCCGCGCCACTTCAGCCCGCTCGGTCCATCTGGGTCGAGCTCCAAATAGTTGGCGACGATGTCTGGCGCCGGTTCACGACTTCTCCTCACTTCGCGCCACCTTTCTTTGCCTTCAATAGACCTTCCAGATAGTTGATCGCGCGATTTGCCGTCGCGACGGACATCGATTTGCCGTCGCCAAAGGTTGACTCCATCTTCGAAAGCGGGACGCCCGTTTGTTCCATCAGCGCGTTGATCTTGTCGAACTGGGCATCGGTCGCCCAGTCGCCTTGGCCAACATCAGAGGGCGGCGGCTGCTCGTCATGCGGAATCGGAACGTCTCGATCCGGCTCTGGATCGCGTCTCGAATCCATGTCTTCCGAATCCGTTTTGGGAATCTGCAAAACTCCCTCCAAGAAGTAGCGCTGGCCCGTGGTGATCGCACCGCTCAGCAATTTGTCAAACGGCTTTTTGTCCTGGATGATTGGCCAGGGGAAATTGACGTGCTTTGTTTCGCCCGACTCGACATGGCTTAGATCCATCGGGATGAAAACCCAAAGTAGGTTGCTCCCCTTTATCTCGCCTACATCAAACCCCGATTCGAGGGCGGTGAAAACGATGCCGGCAGCGTGAAAGGCCGCGCGGGATACCTCCCTGATCGCGTCGGATCCGGCGTAGCTGTAGTCCGAATAGTTATTGCGCGAGGACTTCGGCACCGGCTTGATCAGCTTTTGGGCCGCGAGGATGGCAGCCTTGAGCTTTGGCGTTTTCGACAGATCGAAATCAAACGGCCGGCCTCTCGGTGGATCATTCGCCACCCCAAGCGGCGGTACCGCCGGCGGCGCTTCTTGAACTGGGGCGTCTTCAACTGCAGTGTTCATAATCCAAGCATCTCCCAAGCAACCTTGCGGCAAACCGCGAACTTCTCTTCACCAAGGGTTTCAAGCGCCTTGTTTAGCAGGGCCACCAAAGCGTCCGACATTCTCTTTTCAATGTCCTTTGCCTTAACCAAGTCCTCTTTGGATCTTGATTTAAAATACTCCTTTTGCTTGCACATCACGAACTGCGTTGCCATTGCAAGGGCAAGCTGCTTTAATATTGTGCAAGTCTCACATGGAGCAACGGCTCCCGCACCTTCAGGCAGCACCTTGTATTCGAGCTCGGAACCACACCCGTCACAAAAGACGCCACAGGTGGCGGAATTTTTATCAGGCACATTCAACCTCCTTTAAAATGGACAAGTAAAACGAATGCCTTCATGGCGTCTTCCATGGCCGTGCCACTCGCTTCCTTGCGCTCTTGGACGAA